CATCAAAACTCATGGCATCCAAGAACACTGGCTTTTTATCTGGACTGAACTCTGCGGCCAACTTCTTAACACCATAATCATCACTGTGTGCAATCAAGGTGCGCCATACCAACCATAGGGCATCCTTCAAGCCTTCTGCACAGTTCTTAACTGTGTTGTCTTGCATGATCTGATTGGGGCTTAGTGCCAGGTTCAATTTGGCACCCGAATTACCTGGATCCATAACCTGTGGATTGAACACATCCTGTGGTGTGGTCATGCCAACCATGGCCATTGTATCGCTTTGCATACGATTCATTGCTTGGTCAATAAAACTGATATTGCCATTGGGCACTGGTAGAGCATAGATATCCTTGGCAGGATCAAACTTTGAATCCAAAATAAAGATAGCGGCTTCACCATCTTGGATCATTTCAAAGTCCAACTTGTCGGGTTTGACACCAATGCGGCTGGTCGACTGTAATAATCCTAACTGAATTTCAGCGCGGTGACCAGAGGTCATGTATTCTTGCATTGGCACCACTGACTCAGCAATGCTCATACCATAAAAGTTTTGTGACAAAGGTTTTGGTACCATGTTGGCCACCGGAATAAATTCAACTTCGCGGGCCGAGATAACATAATTGCCGCTATAAATCAATTCGATCAGTTCTAATTCGCCATCGCCATCTATATCGTAACGGTTCCATACTGTTAGAACTGTGACTTGACGACTGTTGGCATCTTGTGCGGCATAGCCCTGTGCTGGTAAACCATTAATAGGAACACTATCTCTAGCATGTAGGGCCAAGTTGTTCAGCAATGATCCGGCTTGGTATGCACCCACATTCGAATACTGTGCATGAACTTGGAATTCATCCAGGTCAATGTCCGGATACAGTTCAGTGGCTTCCTGTATTGACATGGGTTTGTAGTAGCCACAGAAAGGTTGTTCTTGAATTGATATAACTGTGGGGTCACACATCCAATAGTGTTGTGCAATTGGACGAAATTTCACATTCAGGGTATAGCCAGTTAGTTTGTACTTGGCTTCGTATATGGTATTTCGGTTAATACTGGCATCAATCTCATCTTGACTGTCGCGTTGTTCAACATTTTCTGGAACGACATCTGACATCTGATCAAATTGACCTTCGGCGCCTAACTTACTGGCTTCGATTCGAGCCGTAAGATCTTCATCAGCCTGTGCTCCAGGAATGTTTGCCAGGAAAGCCTGTGTTTCTTTCTTGACTTGTTCCATATCCACTGTGCTTTTACGGCGACTTTGGCGGAATACTGTCAAGCCGGCTTCTTCAGCCTGTTGTTCGAATGCCACAAGTTGATCTGCTGTGCCACTGGTTGTCACATAGCGTACAAAACTTTCACGCATGGGACTGATCATCATCTCGCCATTTTTGTGCAACATGGCATCCATGATCCAGTGCTGTAAGATAAAGTGTGGATCGTTGTTTTGGTTCACAATCTTGTGAACCATGTTGGTGGCCTGTCGGGCGGCCGCATCATCTGCTTCATTGTCGGGAACAAATTCGAAATTGATCTCGCCATTTTGTGCAAGACCTTTTGATACCACAGCAGTGGCATAATCAACCATGGGTTTGACCACAGGGTGAATGTAATCAATACCGTTTACGGGTTCTGTACTCTGTGTAACAGCAAGGTTCAAATAGTGGTAATCACTGGCACGATTTATATTATTCTTGGTGGCCAACAAGCGTAGATTGCTCGCGCATTTTGAGTCCAGCAAACTTTTCATCTTTACAAAACGGCTCATCATGCCTTTGGTATTGTTCAAGTTACTGACTACAACATTTTTTATATCCAACATTTCGTGGGTTCCTAGACTATATGTTATTTAGCAGGGTCAACGGCCGGTGGCATTGTAGACCTGTTTCCACTCTGGTCGCTCACGCTCAGCCCGCAACCGTGATAATTGCATATTGTGTTTGGCATCACGGAAGCGTTGCTGTGGACTGCGCGAATCAAACTCTTCAGCAATGCCCTGCAAGCATCCTATAAGAGCATAGCGAGCACTATCAATGCAATCATCAGGATCACTAAAGCGTCCATGTGTATCAACATAATAATTCTGAGCCTCACGCAGGAATTCTACACAGTTTTCATTTACATGTAAGGTGCCCAATTCTAACATCTGTCGCATCATGTTAATACCATAGGCTTTATGGTTGGTTCTGCGTCCGGCATCATCCGGCGGATTCATAATTGCTTCTGGATGTACATGCAATTCATACTGTTCAAACAATTCACGAATGCTTTGACTGGTCATGGTATATCGACCTTGTGTGTTGGCATCTGCTGGCAACACTATGGGCGTGCCAAACACTTCAGGACGCATGAGATGGTTAATGTAGTTCATGGGATTGGCTTCTTCTACGCCTTTCACAATGATCTGTGTGTGCAACCAGGCTTCTCGTTCTTCTGGATCCCAATACATCAATGATATAACTGTTTTGTCGTTAACCAGTCCCAAGTCCAAAGCAATAATACGATGCAGACCGTTGCTGTTACGGAAATCATAATCACCTGTTCGGTATGTTGGCCAAGTTCTAATTTGGAATACTGCGCCTTTGCCCATAACAGGCACGCCATTGCGACGAGCATCACGCTCATGTGGTAGGTAGTCTCGTTCAAGTTGTAGCCTAGTTGAATTTAATAAGAATGGTTCGCCCCAGGGATCATATTCAGGAACATCGTCCCACGAAACCCTAATGTGATTATAACCTTCTTCATTGTTCCAAAACTTTGATACCAGGCCGTTGAGACCTTTTAACGGAGTGAAACTGCAAAGCACCTGTCCCTGTGTGGTGGCAGTTCGAGTAACAATTTCTGAAAAGAAGTCATCAGGCGGTTGTTCATCAAACACCGCAAGGGTCAATTTAAAACCTTGCATCTGACGCACTTCCTGTGTGTAGTTGGCAAATACCAGGTAACTGTTGCCGCCAGACCTATGTCTGATTTCAACACCAAGACAATTGGCACCATCATTACGCATGGTTTCTATAACAATACGATCACGGGGGATGGCTCCTGTGCCAATGGCGTCTTGTATCTTGATATCTTGTGTGCCCAATAATTCATTTTGTAGCACCATGGCAACCTGGCTCCAACCTTCGCCTGCTACCATTGCTGTTATAGGTTTGTCGAAGCGTTTGCCCACCCACCATTCGGGATACACACCTGTTAAATGATAAGCAGTTTCAAAGCAAGTACTAACTGTTTTACCAATTCGGTTGGCGGCCAGGATGCCACGACGATCTGATTGTCCAGTTTCAAAGAAGCGTAATTGATGTTCAAATGGTCGAAAATATCGTAATTGATTGAACTGCATGTCATCTTGCACAGCAATTACTGCTTCTTCAAATCGGGACCGTTGCTCACTGGTCATGAAACCAAGATTGTTGGGATCGAGACTGTTCTGATCACACACATGCCTAATGGCACGACGCATTAAGAGACTTGAATCTAACATTAAAACCCTCGACGGATTTCGTTTAGCAATTGGGCGGCATGTGTTAGGTCAAGTATTTCCACTGTGCTCATGCGCCATGTCTCAGGGCGGGCAACATCAATGCCATCACGCTTGTCTAATCCGGCCTGTAGCCGTTCCATGATCAAGCGCAGGCAATGTTCTACCTGGCCAGGATATTTCACACCAAATGCTTCACGCGAGGCCGCATTGACTTTCTGCAGGATTTTTACATCAGCAGTTTGTTTCTGGGCCAGTTCCTGTCGTTCCATTAATTAACAGCCCAAGGGTTGTCGCTGACCATGTCACCGGCAAGAATAAAGTCTCGATCAATCCATAGATCCCATTGGTTGGTTCTGTTGACCTTCATGCGTGTCATAAATGCTTTCAAGCGTGTGCCCAGGGGTGTGAGTTGACCAGTGGCGTTGCGAATGATCTGTTCTCCGGTTCTGGCATCAATCCACACAATTTTCTCAGGCACTTCACGACCATACTTGTTGAGTTTGACACCAACGGCTCGTTTGCTAATTGGACCCAGGATCTCATATGTGATCATGTTGTTGGCATACTTGCGGAATGTGACTTGACATTTCATGTCCTGTGCTCGCCAGTCCGGATCTGGATGAGGGAATTGGTTGGTGGTGAACCTGGTGATTTCTGGACCAGCCCGATCAATGGCCTCATCTCTAGGGGGCAACACACGCAGGGGTTCTTCGGGTATGAGTTCAGTGCGGTCCAGGTATGGATTCTCACTGCCTGTAAATTCCTCTCCAGGATCAATACCATTCAAGGTGTCTAGGGCAACCTGATACTTGATCCGGTTGGCACGACCCTTAAGGTTTAGTACCACGCCGGTTTGGTCATACACAAACTGTTGCAGTTCAGTGGCTGTGGGAAAGTCTGTCATTAGACCTTCCATATCAAATTCTGCGGCCTTCACACGCAGTCTGCGTTCTTGTTCTACAGGGCTTTCCCGTGCGGGGATAGCGTCTAGTGTGTTGAGTTCTTCGGGAGTTGGGATGACCGCATCCAGATCGAATGGGTCAGAGACTGTCTTATCTACTTTTTTCATTTCAGTTCCTTTAATTAGTTCTAAGTATATGGTCTTCTTCTAAAGCCATGGCTTCTTGCTTGCGGCGTTCACGCTGTTCATTTTCTCGAATGGTGTTTAAATAAAATTCGGGTCTGGACAGCATTTGCAACTGCAATTGAATACTATCTCTTGTGCGTGTTAGACTGTCACTGTCCTGGATGTGCAGATCGTCCACAATTACAGGTAGATGCACTCCAGCGGCATAAGCACGGTTGCGTAAATCTATTAGACTGTTAAACTCATTAATGAGTCGACGAAGTCGATAACGCTTTATAATGTTGGGCGTCAAAGCCCAGGTGATTTCTGATCTTGTTATCATTTCAATTCCTTATAATAAAATGTGGAGTTGTTACCGACAACCCCAAACGGTTTCAACTTAGCGGCTAAATCGTTTCGGCTTGACAACAGGGCGAATGCCTTCCATACCTGGATCAACATGATCTTTCTGTGCGCGGTCACCATAGGCCGCTAGGATTGTGTCTGCCACAGGTGCGCGTTCGGCCTTGTTGGCAATGAAGTCTGAGCGTTTCTCAGGCATGCCCGGGTTGCCAGTTCTTGGACCTTGTGCCACATTCACATTGGTGACATGATA